TGGAACAAGTAGCTGAGTATAAAGGTAAAATAGAACCAACTGATTTTGGTAATATGTTAATCAGTATAGCAACAGATTACAACGATGCATTATTGATTGTAGATAACGCAAATATCGGTTGGGCAACAATACAGCAAATATTAGATAGAGATTATAAGAATTTATTTTGGAGCAATAAAGATGTTCAATACGTTGATGTTAATACACAATGGACTAACAAATATTATAGAGAACAAAAACAAATGATTCCAGGTTTTACAATTTCATCTAAGACAAGACCTATGATTGTTTCTAAGATTGACCAATATATGAAAGATAAATCAGTTATTATACGTTCTAAGAGAACCATAGATGAGTTATTTACTTTTATATGGAACAATGGTAGAGCAGAAGCAGCAAGAGGTTATAATGATGACCTTACGATGGCATTGGGTATTGGATTGTGGGTTAGAGATACCGCGCTAAGATTAAGAAACGAAAGAGGTTCATTAGCACAAAGTGCGTTAAATGGATTTGTTAAAACCGAATACAATCCCATTTATACGCAAAAAGATTTAAGAGAAGACCCGTATAGAATGAATATTGGTACGGATGATTTTGAAGATTTAAGGTGGCTTATTAAATAATATAATATTTATATATTGTATAACGAGGAAAATATAATGAAGAAAAGTTTTTTATATGAATTTTTTGGTTTACCTTTAAGTAAATCAATTCACACTATGGAAGATGGACAAATAGTAGAACTAGGTAAAGTTTATTCTAATCCATTTGTAAATGCATTTAGTAAGATAACAGAAGATATTGATGATGATATAGATGAGTATGATGTAGATGAGGATGATATAGAAGAAATGGAAGATTTTATAGCTTTTCTTAAAACTAAGGTTAAAGAAAAAGAAATGTATAATGAATCTACATTAGAGGAAGCAGAGTATCAAGGTAGAGAAGTACAATTGGGCAAACCAACGGCAGGAGATGTTAAGAAGTTTAAAGTGTATGTAAAGAATCCTGCTGGTAAAGTTGTTAAAGTAAACTTTGGACACGGTGGAACATCGGCAGCGGCTAAGGGTGAGAAAACAATGAGAATAAGAAAATCTAACCCAAAAGCGAGAAAATCGTTTAGAGCTAGACATAATTGTGATACTCCAGGACCTAGAACAAAAGCAAGATACTGGTCTTGTAGAAAATGGTAATATAAAATAATATGGCAGATACTTCATTTTACGGCAGGTTAAAGAAATTATTTTCAACAGCGGTTATCGTAAGAAATCAGGGTGGAAAGTTAAAGGTAATTGATTATGATGAAACACAAGCAATAGCTACCAATCTTCGTGATAGGTATATGAGATTGCATTCATCGGCAATGAACAATACTTTTGAAAACTATTTGGCTTATCAACAAATAAGACAAGAGTTATTCAGAGATTATGATTCAATGGACCAGGATCCAATCATAACATCTGCATTAGATATTTACGCAGATGAATCAACGAGTAGAAATGAATATGGTAGAATTGTAGAAATCAAAACTAACAATGACCATATTAAAGATATCCTAACTAACTTATTTTATGATGTTGTAAATGTAGAATTCAATTTATGGCCTTGGGTTAGAAATATGGTTAAGTATGGTGATTTCTTTTTACATTTAGAGATTGCAGAAAACTTAGGTATAGTGGGGGTTCAACCATTATCCGCATATGAAATTACGAGAGTAGAAGGATTTGACCCGAACAATTGGCAGGCTGTAAAGTTTGTTCATACTCCATTGGCAACTAAATCATTATTCGTAGCAGGTCAAAAAACTGAATACGAAAATTATGAGATTGCACATTTTAGATTATTATCAGATACAAACTTTTTACCTTACGGAAAATCAATATTAGAAGGTGCTAGAAGATTATGGAAACAATTATCATTGATGGAAGATGCAATGATTATCCATAGAATTGTAAGAGCTCCACAAAAAAGAATATTCAAAATTGATGTAGGTGGTATTGCTCCAAATGAAGTAGACCAATACATTCAAAGAATTATAAACAAATCAAAGAAAACTCCATATGTGAACGCGGATACTGGTGAGTATAACTTAAAGTATAACGTTCAGAACTTAATGGAAGACTTCTATTTACCGGTTAGAGGTAATGATAGTGGTACTGAAATTACAAACTTAGATGGTTTAGAGTACGCACCGATGGAAGATATCGATTACTTAAAGAATAAGATGTTTGCAGCATTAAAAATACCTAAACAACATTTAGGATATTTAGAAGATGGTAATTCAAAAGCTACATTAGCTGCAATGGATATGAGATTTGCAAAAACAATTGAAAGATTACAAAGAATTGTAGTTGATGGATTAGAAAAGATTGCAATTGCTCACCTATACTCACAGGGTATCGATGATAGTGAATTAACAAATTTTGAATTAGAATTAACTTTACCATCATTAATATACGAACAAGAGAAAATTAATCTTTGGACAATGAAAATGGAATTGATTCAAAAAATGGACCAATTAAAAGTAATTTCTAAAGAATGGATGTATAAGAATATACTTAATTTCAGTTACGAAGAAGCAGAATTACAAGTTGAAGGATTGAAAAAAGATGCAATGCTTATGTTTAAGCTTACCAACTTAGAAACAACCGGTAATGAAAAACCACAAGACCAGCAAGGTATGATGGGACAACAGCCACCATTAGGAAGTGATGAAACAGGACAACCTATGGATACGGATGAACCACCTGTTGATGGTGAGGAACAACCGGAAGAAGAACCAACACCAAACGGACAACCATTAAATGTTGAAGACCAAATCCAAAAATTAAAATCACAATTGGGTGGTGAAGATGAAGAACAACCACAACAAGAAGCGAAAGCAGTTGGTAGACCAAAAGAATATTCAACACGTGGTAAGGATAAATCACCATTTGGTAGAGATGTAACTGGTAGTAAAGACTTAAAAAACCAATATAAAAACGAAAGTTTTATAGATATGTTAAAGAAAAACATAACTAAGGGTGGAAAAACAGTAATAAGTGAAGGAAAATCTATGTTAGATGAACAAAATATCATAGAAAACTAATTCTTATTTTAACACCTTATATTTATAAATGGAATAATGTATATAAATGAAACAAATTAAACATTCAAAGTTCAGAAACACAGGCTTTTTATTTGAATTGCTAGTGAGACAAGTAACCTCTGATATCCTTAACAATAGAAAGGGTATAGCAGAAGGATTATTAAAAAAATACTTTAATTCAAAGACCGAATTGTCTAATGAGTTGAAATTATATCAATTTATTGTATCGGAAAGATATAATAGTGAAAACAGAGCAGAGAGATTTGTTGATGCTGTTGTTGAGAGTAGAGCTAAATTAGATGAAAAGAAAATCTTAAAAGAGAAATATAATTTAATTAAAGAAATTAAAGATAATTACGCAATTGAAGATTTCCTACGTTCTCAAATACCTAACTATAAAGTGTTAGCATCGGTATATAAAATATTTGAATACAAAGTAAATGTTGACCAAAATTACGACCCTAAAGATTTCGTAAATACAAAATATACATTAGTTGAACATTTAATTGGTAAAACACCAACAACTAAGGCGTTAAGTGAAACTACAATACATACTGACTTAAAGAAAGAAGATAAAGAAATTCAATTACTTTCTTACAAAATGTTAGTAGATAGTTTTAATAAAAAATATAATAATCTTAACGATAAACAAAAAGGTTTATTAAAAGAATATATAAATTCATACACTAATTCTGATAATTTAAAAAATCATGTAGTGGCTGAAGTTAAATCATTAATAAAAGAATTTAAAAGAATTTCTTCTAAAATTAATGATAAGGTTACAAAAATCAAATTAGCAGAAACAATGAATCAGTTATCAAAAATTGGTAATTCACAAAAAATAAAAGACAATCATATCACATCTTTGATTATGTGTTATGAATTGGAAAAGGAATTGAGCGATGTTCAAAAAGGAATTATCTAACGAAGATATCAGTAAATTAAAAGAAACGATTCGTACTAAACTCAGAGAGAAAAAAATCGAAGAGGAAAATACTACGGCATCGGCTGATGGATATAATACTCCATTTGCATTTGGTAAAGATACAAAAGGTGATATCAAACGTAAAGTTAAATCATCTGGTACCGGATTTGAATTTGCTAAGAGTATAGACGAAAATCGTTGGTTGGATTTAAAAAGAGATGAAACTAGAACTCCATCTCAAAAAGTATCACATGGTATTAGAGAAGTTAAGAATCAATTAGCAGAAATTGAAAGATTTGTTAATTGGTACAATCGATTAAGAAGTGAAAACAACTTAGGTAAAAATGATTTCTTCAAACGAACCAACACAAACATTTATAGAATTAAAGAAAGAATCATTAAGATTGCAAGTTCTATACAAGAAATAGATAAAGCAGAAGGTGAAGATAACATTGAAGAAGTTGAAGGAGCAAAACCTATGGCAGTTGATAAGTATGTAGTTACAGCAACTCCAAAGGGTGCAAGTAAAAATGCAGAAAGAAGAACTATAACAAAACCGGCACCAAAAAACTCAGCAGAAACACAACAAAAGAGTTTGAAGAAAATGGATAAATATCAATCATTAAGATTAAAAAAAGCATAATATGAAATTATCAGGATTAGTACCGATGCAAGCATTGGGAATGACAACAAGAAGACCAGCAAACGCTATCAAAGAAAGTGAAATGGATGTAGTTCCAACTGAAAAAGATAGTAACGTAGCAAATGGATTACCTCAAACACAAGGTGATGATAAAATACAATTAAGTAGAGAACATTTCAAAAACATCGTTAGAGAAGTAATGAAAGAAGAATCTGAATATCAGAGAATATTTCAAAAAATGTTAAGTAAGTTTGGTGTAAATTCTCCAGCTGACTTAAGTGATGAACAAAAGAAAAAATTCTTTACTTTGGTTAAAGGTATTCAAACTGAATTAGCAGAAAGAATGAAAATTAAAGAAGCTGAACTAAGTGGTGGTCAAAAGAAATTAGATGTAGATGGTGATGGTGAAATTGAAGGTTCTGATTTAGCTAAATTAAGAAGTAAAAACGAATCTAAAAAGAGAAAATAATTAGAGGATAGTATATGTTATTGAAAAGAGGTGATAATAACGAAAGTGTAAAACAACTACAAACTAAATTAGGTTTAGAACCAATAGGAAACTTTGGTCCTAAAACTGAGGAAGCAGTAAAAGCATATCAATTAAAGAATGGTTTAACTGCAGATGGTATTGTGGGTGATGGAACTTGGAAAAAGATTATGGGTGAAGCAACAACTTCTACTCCAACACCAACTCCGGTAGCAACAACTCCTATTGTAAATAGTGGTGCATTAAAATTACAAAATCTAAAAGGACATATTCCTGAGGCAGTTATAGGAATGATTCCAGATGTAGCAGCTAAGTTCCAAATAGATACTCCATTAAGATTAGCACACTTTTTAGCACAATGTGGACATGAGAGTGGCGGGTTTAGATTAACAAAGGAAAACCTAAACTATTCAGCTAAAGGTTTGATGGGTATATTTAAAAAGTATTTCCCAACTGAAGCATTAGCAAACCAATACGCTAGACAACCTGAAAAGATTGCTAACAAAGTATATGGTAATAGAATGGGTAATGGTTCTGAAGCAAGTGGTGAAGGTGCAAAATTTTGTGGTAGAGGATATATTCAATTAACAGGAAAGGATAACTACACTGCGTTTGGTAAATCAATCGGTGAAGATGTTTGTGCTAACCCACAAGTAGTAGCTGAAAAATACGCATTACTTTCAGCAGCATGGTTCTTTAGCAAAAACGGATTACATAAAATGGCAGATGGTGGAGCAACTGATGCAGTAGTAACATCAATAACAAAAAGAGTAAATGGTGGTACTATCGGATTAGCTGATAGAATCAAACATTTCAATGAATATTATAAATTATTAGCATAATGAAACCATTATTAATAGAACATACCTTATTTGAAGGAAAGATTAGCGAAGACCAAAACGGAAAGTTTTTGGTTAAGGGTGTTTTGCAAAGAGCTGATGCAGCAAATCAGAACAATCGTATATACCCTATGGCAATCTTAATGAGAGAGGCAAAGAAGTACGATGTATTAATTAATGAAAGAAGAGCTTTGGGAGAATTAGACCATCCAGAATCGACTG